CCTTATCCATAAAACAATCAACAGCTCGAGCGGCAATTAATGCTAAAAAAACACCAGCATTTGCTTTTGAATGATCCACTCTTTCAATATAATCATCTATGTTTTTAAATGGTCCTTTTGCAGTTAATTCTTTAATGGCAGATGCTCCGACTCCCTTGACTACAGATAAGGGGGCTGCTATTTTATCTTCCATTATTATAAACCTATCAGAAGGAACAGCGAGGGTTGGAGCTGTTATCATATTTCCTAAAACAGTTACATAGTGTCTAATTTTTTGCTCTCCTGAATTATTTAACTCACTGGACCACCATTCTAATGGGTAGTAATGTTTTAAATACATACTAATATAGCCTAATTTGCCATAACAAAAACTATGAGATAGGTTAAAAGAATATGAGCTAAAAGCTAAAATTTGTTGATTTATTGTTTCAATTTGTTGATCTGTCCAGTTTTTAGGTTTTAATGCTGATCTAACATCTTCAAATGTTTTCATTATAACGTCGCGTTTTTTCTTTGCAATAGCAGAACGAATTTGATCAGATTTTTCTAAAGAATAACCTACAAATTCAACTAGAAAGCGCATAACATCTTCTTGATATACGAAAACACCATTTGTTTTTTTTAAAATTAATTCTAAATCTGGATGAACATATTCTAACGATCTTCTTCCATTTCTAACATCAATATAATATTGAGTTGCAGTTGTGTCTAAAAAAGCAGCATCTAATGCACCAGGACGGCAAAGAGCGGTTAGATTGCTTAGGTCTTTTATAGATTCTGGTGCAAATTCTTTTACATATCCTTTAATAAGATCTGTGTTAAATTGAAACGATGAATCTGTTTTTCTATCATAGAAATCCTTAAACACTGTTCGATCTTCTGGTAATCTATATATTTCTTGCACGCCTTTGTCGTCTTCTTCAAGTAAATCTTTATTTGTTCTTTCTTTAATTAAATCCACACATTCTTTAATTGTATTAATAGTAGTTACTCGTAATATATCTGCTTTAACCAAACCTAATTTTTCTATCATAAGAGCATCAAATTGAGTAACAGTTACTTGACCTAGTTCATCGTCTTCCATTTGTAAAGTAGGGACTCTTTCATGAGAAAGATCCAATGTCGAAATAACAAAGGCAGAAGCGTGTCGTCCTATTTCTTTTGGCAAGCCAATTAATCTACTTACTGTTTTTTCTGCTTCTGGATATTGTTTAAAAAACGCCTGAAGTTGATTGTTTTGCTGCAAGTGGCCTGTGTGATATTCGCCCTCTGAATCGGTGTAGCCATATAAAAAATCAGACTCATCTATCCCTTGCGGGGAGTCTGGTATGGATTTACATATATCTAAAATTTCAAAATCATTGCGATTTCTACCATATATGGCAAACATTGTTTCTTTTATTGCATATTTTGTTTTAAATTTTTGAATAGTTCCTATTTGAGCAAAACCAAGTTTATATTTTTCTTTTAAATATTTCAAAATAGGCGCTCTTGCTCCAAAATCTGCATCTATATCAGGAAAACTTCCTGCCCTTATTCTTGCATGGCTTAAGAAACGTTCAAATGGAATATCTTCCTTTATCGGGTCTACATGAATTATTTTTAGATAATAAGAAATCAAACAACCACCAGCAGATCCTCTTCCTATGTTTTGAATTATCCCGTTGGACCTTGCATAGCTTCCAATGTCTTCATATAATAAGAAATATGGTATAAAATTTAATTTTTCATTTTTCCATATTACATCTAATTCTTTTTTAAATCTGGCAATATAAACGGGATCGTCTATCCATCTATTATGTTCTTTTATTTTTGCCATTAATAAATAATAAAGTTGCTGATTGTAGTCATTTGTTTTTTTCTTTATAGAATCAGAAATGTCGATTTTGGGCAGATGGTATTCATGTTTTATATTTATAGAACTAGAAAGTTCACCTATTTTTTCTGCATTTTGTATAGCTTTTTTCATAAAATCAACAGTAAAGTTATCGCCAATATGTCTATTTAAAATAGAAAAACATTCAGAATAGTTTTTTTGATGTCTAGATTCGTAGAAATAACGACCATCTTTAAACGAAGATCGCGACACAATGTCTTGCAGTATTTTGTCTTCTTTGTCTATAAAGTGAGCAGCAGTTGAAACTATATAATTTACATTATATTTGTTTACAAAATTAAATAAAACATTATTGATGAATTTTCCATGGTTGCCATCTGGAATCAGATCTGTGTTTTTATTACTTCTAAAACCAATTTTAGGATCATATGTTTTATATATGTCAATTGGTAAAAATTCTATTATTAGTGATTTGCCAAAAATTTCATATAATTTCAATAAAGTACTCTCAACTTCATCAGTACTACTGCCATGTATAACGCTAGAAAGTGCTCCTTTTTCGCAAGCTGTCCCAATTAAAACTCCTTCTAAATATTTTTTAATTTGTTCAATTTTTACAACTGGAATATAATTATCGCCATCTATTGTTTTGTTATCCCACCCAAGCGATGATAGTTTGATAAGATTTTTGTAACCCTTATCAGAAACTGCCCATGCATTTAGTCTAAAAAAGAAATCTGAATTTTCAAATTTAGCATTTATGCTGATTGCAGGAACTATTGTCAATAATTGTACATCGTAATTAGAACTATCTTCTTTATTTATTTTTTCCACTATAGAAGTAGTATTTAATGATTTAAATAAAGAAACTGCCCATCCGTGATCTGGAAAAGAAATGTATTTTACTTTATTTTTTAAAGCCCATCTTGCCCAGTCTTCTATTGAGATTATAGAATCTATATTACTATATTCAGAATGTAGATGAATATGTGCACAGTCTTCAAAAACATGATCAACTATGTCTATGTGTTCTTTATGTTCAATATTGTCTTGTAATAAATTTGAAACTATAATATCTAAATCTATTGTTGCAGATATATCCGAAAGAGCATCATGGGCATTGATTTCTATTCCAAACATCTCACACGCTTTAGAAAGTTTAAGTGATCCTATGTTGTTTTTTTCTTTGATTGCTTTTATTCTACGATACACATCGTGAGTATCCGGCGTAAACAGCTCGTGATACAAAGATGACATATTGTGTTTTGCAAAAAGAGCACTAATAAAACCCTTATCAAAACCAACATTATATCCCGCTATTGTAAATTTAATATTAAACGACTTAATATAAGATATAAACTTATCTAGCATCTTTCTCTGATCTTGAAAGGTCTTCATTCTTTCAATATCTATTCCATGAACAGAAATTGCTTCCTGTTCAATCACAGAAAAATCATTAGGTTTTGCATATTCATTAAAATAAGGCTGCCTAGAGCCGTTTATTATTGGAATACATGCTAATTGAATTATATCGTGACGTCTGGAGTCGAGACCTGTTGTTTCTGTATCTAGAAACAGAAGATTTCGCATAAATCTTCCTTTTTTATTTAATGCGCCATTTTCCATTAATTGAATTTATCAATTGTCTTGTACCTCCTGGCCATATCAAACAGGAAGAATGAAGCCAGGATGAAGCTCCACCTGAGTTATATTCTAGTTTTAAGTAAGAAGAAGTACCAACTTGCCACGCTCCTCTCAATATTTCTGGAGAATGGGAATGTCCAGTTACGGAATTTCCATATGCTATTTCCATGTTTGCAACATTTCCTCTAGATCCATTTGGCCCCTGGTGACCATGTGCTCCGCATTGTATGCCTTCTATTTTATAATCTTCTTCTGTTTTTAGAAATTTAATTTTGGATAATTTTTTAGTATCGTTATCTATATTCATTTCAACGGCTGCCTTTAGGGGGTCTTCTCCATCTAGCATTTTTAATGCTAAAACTAGAGATATTCTATGATTCAAGGGATCTTTTACGTACTTGCCCTCAGACAGATATCTTGCTAAAAACAAATCGTGATTAGATTTGACAATCACGAGCTCATCACACATTTCTGAAAGATATAGTAAATCCTGTGAGAATTTTTTTAGTTCATTTTCTAATGAAAGTTGATCAAGTTTTGATCTTTTAGCTCTTAATATGTGGTTTTTTTCTTCATGGTGGTTTATAGATAATCCATCAAAAGCATCATGAAGAATTATTCTTTTGGGTTTCATTTCTTTTGAAACTTCTTCCCATGTTTGTTTAGCGGTTGGATCTGTGACACCAGAATGCCAATCTCCAAGCACAAAACCTTCTGGTCTTACTATGGATCTTCCTGTTGGTCTATATATATAACCACGATCTATAAAATGACCTCTTGAATCTGCTTGTATTTGAGTAAAGTGATATGTTTCATCGTCTTCTATCTCAAAAACAACAGCACCCATTACATGATCATGTTGTGCGATATACGCAGTGCGTTGTGACATGTATGATTCTGTATTGTAATCCGGAGAAGTTATGGCCCCTGTGGTCATCATAAAATGAGGTAGTTTAGAATTACTAACGGGAACGGGTTTAAGCCTTTGTTTAGGAGAAGCATATATGAAAGTTCCATTTCTCTGACCTATTCGTCCAAGCCCGGTTGTGGGATCTATATGCTTTGCAGATAGTTTTATGGTACTAATAAAAACATTGGAATTTAATCTAGTATCTTCTATTATTATAGTTTCATTTGCTAACTGAGCAGATATTGTTCCCCATTTTCCTCCATGAGAGGCTGCTGGGTCAGAGGCAACGATAACTAATAAATGAGCATCGTTCATATTGCAGTATTGTTTTATTGACTTATAAAAGTCTTTATGAACTTCGCACCCTTGGACAGCCGTTGTTATTATAAATTTCTTTTTATTTTTAACTATATCTCTAAGATCTTGCAGAGCCTTTGGTGAATGAAGAGACTCTACTGTTACATCAAAAAAATATCCTGGATGTTTTTCTCTTGCTATTTTTTCTAAATTCGACAGAGATCCAAAATGATGGGAAACCATATCTCTGGTTATTCCAACAGAATTTAAATCTTCATTTTGTACATGTCTTTTTAATTGTTTTGCTAATTTTGCATAACATTTTATTATAGAAATTTTTTTATCTGCTTTTTTCATTTATTTTTCCTTAATAACATACAATATTATATTTATTATATAATAAACAAAATTAAAAACCCTGTATTTTACATACAGGGTCATTATACATCAAATAAATGTTTTTAAGTATTTAAAAGTAAAACAAAAACTATTTAGATTTTCTATCTGAAAGTGATGATTTTTTACTTTTTTCTGTTTTAACAGAACCTGTACTACAAATTTTCACTTTTACATCTTTCATTTCTTCATTCTTTTTTAATTTATATGAAGAATAATAGCAATGTAAATCTGTTGGTTTGGAATTGTTTGGTGTTTCTTTTACAGGTTTTGCAAAAACATTAGAAGACAATAATAATAAATATATTAAAAAAAATCTATAAAACATAGATTATCCTTTTAAACTAGAAGATGGATTTGCTTCATCATTCTGAATTTCACTAATTCTTTCTAACAAGAAATCTATCTTTGCCTTTTCATAATCAATAGCAGCTTTGTATCCAGAGCCCAGATCTGCGACAATTTGCTTTGCGGCTTTTAGCTTTTCATCATTGTCTCGTTCTTCTTTTAATGCCTTAACTCGCATCTCTGCTTTTACAACAAGATCCGCGGCCTCGTCCTCGGTTACGTCTTTGTGATTATCACAAAAGGTTTTACTAAGAACCTGTTCTGCTTTACCTAAATTGATTTTCTTTTCCTTAGCCATTTCACAAATCCTCCTTTTAAGATCTATTTTTGTTATACCTATTCAATATATGTGTATGTTCTTTTGCTATTTTTCTTAAACTCGATATCTTGTGGGACATCAACTAGACAATTAAAAACATTTGTTTTATATAATAAAAAAGCTCCATACATTGCTTGAGAAACAGCATCTGCTATATCATATCTAAAAATTATTGGTTTATTTGTTCTTGAAGATATTGAATGATTTGGAAATCTAATTCCCCATCTCTTCCAAAGAGATTCTACAATCATTAGTTTTTTTGCAGGTTCTTTTCCCCATTTTTGTTTTTGCTCTTTAGTTGGAGTCGTTCTTCCTGCTATAAAAATTTTCCAATTAGATATGTTTAAAATTTCATAATGAAGATTCTTTTTTCTACACCATATATGTATAGCTGCTCTATACGCTGGGTTTACATTTGCCCCTGAAGAAAATCTACTGCCAAAAAAATAATCCTCTACAACTATTTGATCTGGCTTGATTCTATTTGATATTTCTTCTATTTTATTTTGTAAATCGATGCACCAATCTCCCATATAGACGGAAGAGGTGTCTATATCGATAAAACCATATTCTACAATGTTACAAACATTTTGATCTACATGAGCAACAGCAAATCCAGTTGACTCTGCAGGATCAAAGCTTAATATTATTTTCAAATTACACCTTTTTAAGCCGCCACTGTCCACTAGGAGACATGCTTAATTGTTCCTGTACGATTGGAACAATTTGTATTCTGCCTGTTTCTATTTCAGGTTTATACTTAGATTTTATTTCATCTTGACTAATAGGTTCTTGATTTACTAGTTGATTATCAATAAGTACATGAAATTTTTGATTTGAATCTTCAGATTTAAATGCTAATTGATTTGTTTGAGATTTTACTTGGGCAATAGCACTTCTCATTGCAAATTGCTTTGCCTCTGGTGATTTTATTTGCTCTGCTACTTTTATTGGATTTTTTTTACTAGACGCAGCCATTGATGGTGTTTTAGGTTTTGGAATAGAAGGGCCGGGCATGCGCAGACTTGGCATTAGGTTTGCTTTTAATAAATTTAATTTTTCTTTAATTTCATCTAGCTTGTTCATAGTGTTTATTATATCACAATAGGGTTGATATATCATTTTTCTTAGAAACAGTTATTATATTATCAAAAAGAGCTTTAAATTCAGAGGAATGGTCTATTACTATTATTTGTCTATTCTTTGAAGACTCTTGCAAAAGCTCGAATATTCTTGATCTATTTGAAAAATCTAAATGATCAAATGGTTCGTCTAGTATTATTGGATTTAAATCTAATCCAGAATAAGAAATATAAGTATCTAATAAAGCAAGATCTATAGAAAGTGCTAGGTTTCTTCTCTCTCCTCCTGATAGAGCACCTACTGACATAGATTCGCCGTTTATTGTTAAATTATCCGACATTTTTGCAACAACAGAGCCAGATTTGTTTTCCTTAAATGTTTTAAGCTCATACGAGCAGTTTGGCCACGAAACTTGTAAATTTGAATTGATTTTATCATTAAAAGTATCAACAACAGAATCAAGTATGCCTGAATACCAGTTGGCGATACTATTTGAGAAACTGTCTGTAATATATTGATTTTATTTGTTGTTTCATTTTTTTCTTCTGATATTTTTAATAAAATATTTTGATTTTTAGTAATATTGTTTAATAAATTGTTTTGAAAATCTATGGATGACTTAATAGATTCAAGTTCTTGGTATTTTAATTTTATAAAACTTTTTAATTCTAAAAGTCTTGATTCTGTTTTAATATAACTATCTTTTAATTCTTTTATCTTATCTTGGCATTTGTCTATTATGTTTTTATAATCTTCTTCTTTGCTTAATGAAGATTCTAATTCTTTTATAGATTCTGTCATTTCTAATAGTTTATTTTTTTTATTTAAGTTCCAAGATTTTATTTTTGCCTCAAAGGACGAGGAATCGTGTCTGTAGAAATCTCCATTAACTATATCTATTGCCTGCGAACAAGATGGACAAATACCATCGCACAGGTCTTCTGGTGGTTGTTCTAATTCTATTTGTTTTAATTTTCTACGTAGAAGCTGAGAAGCTCCTTTGTTTTGAGTTATTTTATCAATTTCTAATTGAGTTTTGTTTTGAAGATCTATTATTTTAGAAATATCTGGTT